CAATATACCTTCGTCAGATAGTATCTCTCTTGTCTTTAAGTCTTTTACAAAACAAACATATATTGAAAAATGAAGTATATCTAATATGTTTTCCATAAACTCTTCATCAGTCATCAAGCAAAATGTTTCATGCATGTTAATAAGGTCAGACTCGTTGTATAAAAATGTTTTATTTCCTATTTTGTATTTTTTCTGCGATTTCATGATATAATTCTATTATTTTTTTTTGCATTTTTTTTTGATCCGTTGTATTACGATAAAGATCCTTTCCTTTTTTTATCCTACCATCATAATTGATTTCAATTTTAAAATTGTTTTTATCGTATATGATCGGATAAATTTTTATATTTTCCTTTAAGCATATTCCCATGCTTACATTTATATCTTCACTCATTTATCAATGATATTTCTACGTTCTCCCACTTACCGCCTTTCATGTCATAGTCTACTAAGAAATCTATTCTTTTCACCCATCTTTTATTCATTCTATCTTCTACAGTCCACACACCATTCATATTTCCTGCGTTTGTTACCATAACTTTTGCTCCGAATACAAAGCCATGCTTCTCTAAATCTCTAGAAACAGCAATCCATCTATGTGAACCAGGTGATTGTGAATTAATTGTTTTCATTGATGCGGTTGTTAAGTAATCTGCATTACATTGTTTTGGGTCTGCATGATAAATTGTTGCCGTAACTAATATTGCTAATAATGTTTTCATATGTCTATTTTATTAAATTCTATATCTAATTCTTTGTTTTTTTGAAAGGGTGTTTTTGCTGAAGATATCCAATTTGTGTTATCCCATCTTGGGCCTCCATCAACCATTTCAGTGTATCTACCATTGTTTACATTCCAAAAGTAATTCACATCGGCTTGGTTCTCTCCAAGATTTGAAAACTTTACTTTTAAAACCTTAACCTTGACAGTTCCTTGCTCGTAATCTCTATGAACAAGCAAACCATGAGGACTCATGTCATAAAACTCTCCTCCACCTTTCACATCATAAAAAGTAGGCTCAAAAACCTTTCCTTTATCTGTTTGTGGCTTTGTAGGGTGTGCTACAAGTATTACAATTACATCGTTTTTCTTACAGAAATTATCTATCTTGTTTAAGTAGGCGTTTGTGTAATCATTAATACCAAGCTTAATAGATGATTTATCTTTAACTTTATTGTATGGGTCTATTACTAAGCACCTTATACCCATTCTCTTTACAAGCTCCTCTCCTTTTTGTAAAACTCTTTCTAAGTCATAGCCGTCATCATAGTTTATAAAGAAAAAATTCTTATTGACATGATCAACACACTTTCTCCAGGACAACTCTTTTGTATCTTCATACTCGGGAGTTCTTCCATAGTATTTCCTTACAAGTTTATCAACGTGTAGGTATTGAGGGTAATTTTCTGTTGAAGCATATGCTATCTTCCAATCATACATCATATTATATCCAACACACATTTGGTCAACAAAATCTGATTTTCCACTAGATGGAAACCCAGTTACAACCGTAAATTGCTTTGTATATGTTGAAAATATACCATCAAAACTTCTTAATCCAATTTTATAACCATTCTCAACCCCATTCTTATAAAAAGAATCTAAGTCAGAAGCCATGTCGTTAGCCCTTATGACATTTTCTATAGGGCATGGCACTGCATCATCTATAGTTTGCTTTAAGGCTTTTTTCCCATACTTAATTAAGTATTCGTTAGCGTCTTTGCAATCTTTAAAGTTTACTAAAAAACATTTATCTGAACCAAATCTTCTGATAAATTCCTTTTTACCATTTTCTCCAGCCTCGTCGGCGTCCAGTGCTAAGTATATTTTTTTCTTATCTTCAAAGTAAAAATAAAAATCAGTTAGGTAATCTAAATTGATTTGACCACTAGAATTAAAACCATTGGGAACACTTATTGTGTTTTTGATACCGCACTCATGATAAGACATTGCATCTATCTCTCCTTCTGTAATTACGCATTCATCTCTACTTATTATTGAATCAATATTGTAGAACGTTTTTTGCGCTCCCTTATACATTTTAAAATTCTTTTTTGAATCTCTATACTTAATATTTATTAACTTCCCTAAAACATAGTAATTAAAAAATATAGCATTTACTTTTGAGCCTACTTGTGGCATGTACTCAACGCCATTAGTAACCTTTAAATCTAACACTGTTTTTTCTGATATACCTCTTTTTACAAACCAATCTATAACATTGTTACTTGTTTTGTTTTGAACAACTTGCTGAGGTTTTACATACTCAATTGAATTGCTGTTTTTTTGTAATTTATAGGTATGAAGCTGTAATACTTCTCCGCAATGCTGACAAGTACCCAGTCCCCTTTTCCAATCTAACATTAAACACTCTTGTGTTTTCTTTTTTCTTGAAGAAGAACATACTGGGCATGTAGATTTCTTTTTATTAGTCGGTAATTTGTATTGATTAAATACATCTATTTCAAATTCTGTTTCCACCATAATTATAATATTGTAAAGTCAAACCCTTTCTGATCAAACTTATTTTTATCTATCTCCATTTCTTCTTTAGTCCCGCTTTTAATTGCTTGACCTTTCCATTTCCACCTGCAATCTCCATTACTTGTAGAAATTTTATTAGAGTTGTATCTCATCCAATTTACAAAATGACTTTTCAAATCTCTCATTGTAGATTTATTTTCATCAGTAATAGTAAGAACTTCTTCAAACTTATTTAGAGCAGAATCAATTTTAGATATAGATAAAGAAAAATGCATCGCAGTTGTTTCTTTCCACATAATATCTTTTTTACAACGCTCTATCATTGTTTTATTATTTTCTTTATTTCTTATGTTCTTAATTATCTCTGTCGTCTGCGTGTCATCTGCTTGTCGTCTGCGTGTCGCTTTCTTCTTCTTCTTTACTTCATCAACTTGGTAACTATCATAGTTTAAGACAGTTATCTTTGTGTACTTGTTTGTCGTCTGCGTGTCGATTTCCCCAGTTTTCATTAATCTTTTTAATGAGGTTCTGAGCTGTCTTACAGGTATACTTAGGTCATTGGAAAGTCTGGTTAAAGAGGTAATGTACTCTCCTCTTTTTACAGATTTTCCCATAAACCTACAGTTGTCGTAACAAGCGTTTAAAAGTAAATGTATGAATAAATGTTTGGTGTTGGCATCTTTATACCATTCCCAATCTAGAATCGACCTGTGAAGCTTTATAAATCCTTTCATTGTTCATTTTGTGTTGCAGAAAAATTAAATGCGATAATTCTTCCATGTTTTTGTTTTCGTAAATCTTTTCGATTAACAAATGAACTAACTCTAAGTATTCAATATTGTCTTCTCCAAAAACTCTGTCAATAATAGACTGAACTTGCTTATCTCTTACTTTAGAAGATTCGTTAATTAAACTTACTGCTTTGTATATTTTGTTTTCTAATTCTTTTATTTCCATTCTATAAGCCTTGTCAACATGCATATAGTCTTTCACATTTTTTACTGAATGTAATACTGTAGCATGATTGTGACTTTTTTTTCTACCCATAGCTTTTGAGAAATCTCCAATTTCCTGCAAACTAGCTCGGGTGTGTCTTGTAGCCATATAATGAAAAACTTGTCTTCTATCAGCATCTACTTGATATCTACTGTTAGGGAACATAGACATAACATGAACATCATAATGACTTGCTACAATGTCTGCTATTCTTTTTAATGTTTTAAAATTATCACTCATAACGTTGTTTTTAAATAGCCTTCCTACTCGCAAAAGCTTTCAGAAGGCTAGTTGTTAGTTAAAAGGGTAAATCACTGTCTAACGCACCTGTATTCGCGTCTGAAGACCCTGTCGTTGCAAAAGGCTGAGAGTTATTACCCTCATCTTCTTTAACGCCTTTTTTAATTGTTCCATCAGTCCATATCACAGACCCATTGCCTAGAAAATGTTTAGGAGCTTTACTATCTCTTTCTTCTTTTTCTTGTTGTACACTGATTGATACGTTTTTACCGTACTGAGAATCGTCATTTACTGAAATCAAAATAGGAATGTAATTATCCTTTTTACCTTTGATTACTTTGTTTGGATCAATTTTCTTTAGTTCAGAAGCTTTGATCGAAGCTGAAATTAAACTTGACATACTATTTATATTAAATTAAACTTGATTAAAAATATTATTCCTATGATGATGGCTATAATTTGTGCAAACTCATCACGATCTGCAATTTTATTAAATTTCCCCATACTTAGTAAAGTTTTTAAGGTCTGCCTCCTTGTTTACAAAGTATTTTAAAAATTGAGTTTCCGCTGCTTCAACTTTATAATATCCATTATCATAAGCTTCGTCAGAAGTTTCAAATATTCCAATAAGACCAGTTCCTTTTTCTATTACTAGAAATTTCATAGGTTTTTGAAATAGCTTTGAATATATAAACGCTTGGCTATCGTAATTATAGGATCTAGAGCTGTTACGAAAACTTTTTAGTTTAGAGCATGTTTTGATGTCGTAAACAAAATCATCTGTAATGATATCAGCTTTACCTTTCCAGGGAATGTCGTTATCTGTCATAAATCCAACAGACGGAACTTCAAACCGTATGTTTTTAGTGTTCAAAACCTCTTTAATATTATCATTTGATTTAAACACATCAACCATGTTAAGTATTTCGTCAGCCTCCTTTTGTAGTAAAATTATTTCTTTACCACTATCTAAAATCGCTTGTTTATAAATTTTAGTTGTACGAGTTGACGACTCAATAGACTCCATATTGTCGCTTTTACCAAACATAACCATCTCATGAAATGCAGACCCGTAGAGGAACGGCAATGATTGTGATTTAGGCTGATGAAAGTTATACGGATTATTTATTAATGCATCTATATCTGAGTTTGATAAATATTTTTGACCAAACTTGCCATAGTAGTGCTTATCGTCTTGTAGTTTTTTGATTACTTTTTCCATGACGCATCCTTTCTTTTAAAGTCCTCACTTTCATCTTCTCCGAAGACACCTAAGCTATAAAAACCTGTTAATTTAAGACACGCCCTTGACATAGCTCTCTTCTCTGCCATTTCCATGACATACCAAGTATTACAATTTCCGTCTCTATGCGTAGTCCCTTTTAATGCAGACCCAAAGGTTTCAATCTTAGTGTCTCCAACACTTGCTGTTGCTTTCACAACACAAAAGTTAGATTGGCATTCCACAACCTCGTAGTTGATGTCAATTTTTTCAGCTGCCTGGATTTTATCTACTCCAGATCTCGTGATAATAATGTAGTGTTGATGTTTAAAGACATCGTCTTTCGATAAACCGTACTTTAAGTACAGTTCTTTTAATCTCTCTGTTTTCATTGTATTAAATATTAAATTAAACTATTATATTAACAAATGTATGAATTAAATTGTTAATTCAAAACTTTTCTTAGCTGTTTTATGTCGCTAACACATCTTTTATAAAAGAATTTTTTTTCTTTTTCGTTGTTTTTTGCTATCGCAATATGAAACCTATGCCTATGACCTCCAAACCTTTCTTTTAGGTTTTTTATTTTTAATTTTAAGCAAAAGTCATCTATGTTTTTATACATAAGGCTTCTCATTTCGTTTGTTGATAGTGGTCTATAAATATTTGTTGTAGTATCATATATTTCAAAAACACCCTCTCTTTCACTGGCACATATATTTTTATAATAATATGCGTTGTTCTTAAAAAGCTTTTCTCCCTTTCCTTTTTTAATCTTGTGGAACAGATTCTCCTGTAGCTTGTTCGTACTCATATTTTAAGTGTTTTAGGTCTTTTACAGACATTATTTTTAATATTTCCTTGTCAATATACTGAATAAATTCCGCCCAACTATCCGTACACTCTATATGCATGTTTACATCATCCCAAAAACCCTCGGGGTTTTCCATATAGCGATACATTTGGTATGTCATATCTTTTTGCTCTACAACACCACCATCTTTGTATATATGAATACCTGCAAAATCATTTCCACACTCTTCAAACTCGTGTTGAACTTTTAATTTATATCTTCCCGATATCCTTTTGGTTAGCTCTAAAGGAGGGCTCCAAGCAGTATCACCACTAATAAATAAAGATGTGTCAGAGTCTCTATCTATGTCTAAATCCCACCACTTTGTACCATATTGATAATAAAAATCAAAATGCTGGTTTTCATATTCTCTTGGTTTTTTATTCAAGACAACGTCTCCAAATTCAGTAAAATATTTAGTTTGGTCGTACTTACTAAATTTATTTTCTAATATGTCTAAGGTTTTTTTATCTCCAGTAAAAGAAACCCAGTTGTAACAATTATTTGCCATGTTTTCTTAAAAATTTAAGTTTATTTAATTTTTCTTTTAACTCTTGATTTACAAAAGAAACATAATTTCTGTCCTCTAAATCAAGTTCATTACATTTTTCTAAAAAAGTGTCTAAAATATCAGTAGTATGGTCGCTTAATTCTACCAATTCTCGTAATTCTATTTGCAGTGCATCTACTTGATGCTGTAAAAAATCAATTCCCATTTTTTTCAAAGTTTTCAATAGTGTAATTAACTAAATCAATAATCTCTTTTGCTATATTTTTTGCGTTCACTGCACAAATATTTGCAATTTCTTTTTTAT